TACTCTTGACAAAGAATTAAAAGGTTTACGGACGACTCACGCCCAGACGTATCATTGTCCATAGCAAAGATAACCCTATCGGCTCCTCTAATAACATTAAACTGTTGCATGGATACTATTGAACCGTAGGTACTAACCCCACCTTTAATCCCTACAGACGCTAAGCGAACAACGTCTAACGGCGACTCAACAACAATCATGTCTCCGCCTGTGTATTGTTTAAAACCAAATAGGGAGTTACTTTTCTGCACACCTGTAGGTTGATTTCTAAAAAACCTAGACTTGTGACCCTTCTCCTGCCACCCCAATAACTTATGTGTGTATGGGTCGCGGATAACGGTAATCCAATTACTGTGTCTGTTATCCCACAACACTTCATACTCTGCTGCGGTTGATGCTGTTAACCCTCTAGCTTTTAAAGCGTCATCTGGTGGAGTACCAAACGCAGCAAGCATAGACTCCGTTATATAAGTTAACTCTTCAAATATTTTTTTAGGCTTTACTGCTTTTTGTAGTGCAGCACTAAGATTTGTTGTTCCATCTTCAAGCCACTCTTTAGATTTATCAAAGTCCCACTTTTGAATATAGGAAACCAAGGACAGCAGTCCGCCTTTGAAGTGGCATGAAAAACAGATATGGGCACCTGTGTCTGAGTTAATCCACCACGACGGGTTACGGTCTTCGTGGCCCGTACGCTCAACGTGTGCTGGGCAATAGCCTTGGATTTCGGAACCTCTAGTAGAAACAACTTCAATACCTAGCCTTTCAAGTGTGTCTTCCATTTCCTCTATGGTCATAGGTCACTTCCATCAATCTCACGGAACTGGCCATTATTCCAATCCCACATAAGTGATACCTCTGCGCGTCCAGAGTTACGGCTATCAAGAATCTTTAATAAACGTGTGTCATCTACCGCTTCATCTTCACGCTGTAAACCAAACAACACGTCTGCGTCTTGGTGGAAAGAAGATGAGTAACCAATAGAGTCGGCTGTTACCTGACCCTTGCTCATCTTCCATTTCAATGCTTGGGTTGATACAACAATAGGCACCTTAAACTTTTGAGCCATGCGCTTTAAAGAACGAGTAATGTTAGTAATAGCAAGTGGCTCGTTGGACTTACCAGTCTGCTCATCAATCATCAAATAGGTACCGTCAATAAATACAATGTCTGGATGCAAGACCTGAATTTTGCTAGCAATACCAGTTACGGTCATACCTGATGCGGCATCAACTAACCAGAACTTCTCACGCATCTTTGTAATGTTCTCAAGCTTTTGCTTATACCGTGCTTCTTCTTCTGGTGTTAACAAACCATTGATTAGTCGACTGTGGGAAATGCGAGCTCGCATAGAGTCATAACGGGTAATCTGTTCGCTGTTGCTCATCTCAAAAGACTGGAACATAACTTTCTTGTCTTGCATGTGCACGTTCTGTGCAATCTGTAATGCAAGAGTTGACTTACCAGTCTTAGGTGGGGCCACAATAACAATTAACTGCCCATCTTGTAGACCACCAGTTGCTAGGTCCATAGTTGGGAACCCTGTTGGAACTCCAAGAAGTCCTGGGTTGTTCTTGCGATACTCATACTCATCCCAACGAGATAGTGGCTCGTTAGTTACATCTAGGTCGCTGCTTTTACTTAAGCCATCTTCTTCAAGACTGGACATCCCGCTCTGTAATGTAAGAAGCGCTGTCTCGTGGTCTTGAGCATCAATAAATTTAATAGCACCATCAATCATCTTGATGGTGGCTGCAACACGGCGCTCTTTAACTACAACATCTATTAAATACTCAAGAGAGTCTTGTACATCTACTAATTTATAGTTAGGAAAGTTTTGTTTAATTACGTCAAGGCTTGGGACTTCAGCGTAAGTTGTGAAGTGTTCTCGGGTTAGCTTCCAGACTTGTTTATTATCTGGGTCAATAAACCAGGAGTCATGTACACCACGTTCAAATAAAAGGGCTAGGTCGCGGTCAGCAAGAACTTTACTTAGTAATTTAGTTTCATTGTTCATAAGCCTTTAAAGTCCCGTCCCCAGTGCCCGTATCGTAGGAGCCTTGATTGTATATCAACGACACCTACAACTTCAGGTCTGAGGGGTAACTCAGATACTAAATGGTTGACCGTATCGTATGCCGTAAAGTATCTAAACGGGTTAGTACCTGCCTTGTCAAGCTGGTCAACCAATGTAGATAAATCTTGTTCCGTTAAATCATATGAAACAAGCTCTAATGTAAAGCCTGTTCTATTTGTATACAGGTACAACCAACTAAGGATGGCCCTGTCAATTTTTTTATCTATCTTAACAGTTGGAATTATTTTAAACTTTTTGCCTTTTTTAATTTCAAGTGTTAAAAAAATGTCGGTGGTAACCAGTAGCCTTTTTGGTAACTCGTTACTTATATCCCCATGCTTCATGGGGTTAGAATACCTCTATCTTTCCAAACTTGATGACAAATTCTCGAAAGTCTGTATTAGATTGACGAGCTTTATCCGCGTCGTCTTTAGAGGCACGACTAGAAATTTCTAGAGGATAGTTTCCGTTATTATTTTCAATGCGCGTCTTTACAAACTTAACATGCTTGCAAGTGGCACGACCTTTAAAGCCAGGACATGTACAAGATAATTTCTCAGTTCCTTCTTGAACTGATACTTCGTAGATTCCTGGACCTGGGGTCTGAGTCTGGCTTAGGAAAACCTGTACCAGTCTGAACTCTTCATTCACAGTATTCCTCATTTACGTAGGTCTCCTCTTTGTGACACGACTGGTAAATAGGCAAACGCACCCCTTGCGAAACTCTCTGTTGCGTCCCCATAGAGGCCTGCCCAATCATTTAGTTCTACGTTTGTGGTAATAACAGTTGGTAATCCGTTGTTGTATCTAGTGCGCAAAAGATGATGGAGCATGTTCTTTTGCCACCCAGAGAGACCCGCATGTTCCTTACCAATATCGTCTAAAACTAATACACGTATATTGTAGGCATCCGCTAAAGACTCACCTAGAACACCATGATAGAGGGTGTCTTGGTCATCTGTCGGCTCATTCATCATAGAACCTTTGAGGTTTAAGAAATCATTAAAGGTCATAAAGTAACAAGGTCTAATTAATGACTCGCTAGCCTTTACGTCGAAGGCCTCAATTGGCAGGGTTAACATCATCTCTTGAATAATCGACAAAGCTAAAGTAGTTTTTCCACGCCCTGGGTTGCCGTATAATAGAAGACCTTTTCCACATGATGGGTTACCAGCAGCCCGTATTACTTTGCCATCAGCCACAGCCTGAACCCAAGCACGTATTTTTTTAATGTCTTCTGGGTCTGACTGTTGGCAATCATCCAAAGTCCAACCTTGAAGCAAGTATGGGATACCAGCAGACTGTATCCAGGAGCGACGTCTAACTTTTTGTTCCCCTAACTTATACATTAAAGCCCTCCCATGATTTAGATGCGTCATTCTTAAGTGCTGCAACATCAACATCAGTATTACTACTTCTGCGGATATCGGGAAGCATATCTGGCGCCCTCTTTATAAACATACGCCACACCTTATCTGGGTTGTCAAGTCTCTTGTCGTGCTTGATGGTTGATAAGAACTTATCAATTAAAGTTTTTTCTTCTTCACCGTTGGTGCCGTGCTTTTCGCGGAGCAACTCAATGGCGCCATTTAATCCAGAGCGGTTGGTTGTCCACTCAGCAATGTGCCAGATTTGTTTCATCTGGTCCGCAAAGTATGTAGAGACTTGGCTAGGTGTCCAGTCCTTAACATCACGACTCGCAAGTTCAATAACTTTATCTGCATGACGACCTTGACGAGCCTCTGTTTTTTCGCGGCGCTTTCGCTCGCGGTCCTTTGCTTTTAAATCCGCCAAGTCATCAGGGTCAATTGGGTCCCCGCCTAACATCTGTTCTCCAATCTTTAGGTCCATCGTTTCAAAAGTTTCATTGTGGTCCGACTCCGTCGGACCCTCTTTTAATAAAGAATTTGTATATAGACTATTAGGATAATTAGCTATATTGCTATTCTGTGAAATGGAGTTGCCTTTTTTGGCATGCGGTCCGCGTTCCTTTTTGGCACTCCGTCCAGGTGCCTTTTCGGCATACCGTGACAGATACTCTAGTCCCTCTTCGGTAATTAGCAACTGACTCCAGTAGTGACCTCCCTGACCCCTACCCTTCTCTAGGGCCACGTAGCCCCTAGAACGGAGCTCAGTCAGCCCTGAGCGGATTACCTTCACCCCCGTCTGGAAGGCCTCAGAGAGGCCCTCAGCGCCCCGCAGAGCACCGAACGAGCGAATATGTAGGAGTATACCTAGGGCTTTAGGGCTTAGAGGTTCCATCGCCCTTATCTTTCTTCATCTCCTCCATAAAGACCTTGGCAAATATACGGGCTATGGCTTCGATTCCTTGATGGAGATTCTCCATATCCTCGACTTCGTCTTCTTCGTCTTCCCAATCCTCGTCGTCTTCTTCGTAATCTTCCTCCTCTTCCTCTTCCTGAACAACCTCAGGCTCCTTCTTCTCTAAAACTTCTTCCTTTGGAAACTCTGGCTCTCTGATTGCTTTAATATCTGGAGCAGCGGAGATAGGGGATAGTCCGTCACTTAAGTCAAAACAAGGAACGTTATTTTCTTTACACACCGCTAAGATTTGCTGGGAGTCTTGGTCTTCGTCATCCCACAGGATAAAGGCAGAGGTCTTTGAACTCTTTAATTTCAAAGCAGCCTCCTCGAAAGGCTTTATAGTTACGTTCATGCTTGCCGAGGGTATACCTTCGTGTGTGGCATCCTCGGGAGCAAAGATTAAAATATCTTTGTGTTTATCTTTTGCGTACTGGGCAGCAAAGACTTGGCCTTGTGACGGCTTTAATTTATATGGGAGTACTAAAAAACCCTCGTTACCATTTGCATAGTAATAATCTTCCATAAGGGCTTCAATATTTGCCCGACTTGTTTCTCCGTTACCACCTACGATAACAAAGTACTTCTCCATAAGACCTCCTTGTTAGGAGACCCATACTACACAATTTCTTATTCTGGTCTAGTCGGGTTAACAACGGCGGGTTTGTATACAGCCACCCGTTCTACAATAGCTAGCAAGGCTGAGCCAAGAAACGCACCAGATACGGCATATAGTACGACTCCCTTGATAGTTGAAACTTCAACTAACCAACAGGCAATGCTTGAAAAACTAATTGAGGAAATAGCATTGGTAACCCTATTACTAATAAAAATACTTAGAATAGAAACTAGAGGTTCTATAACAGCAAGCAGAAAGGCTGTAAAGCATCCGATGAGTATTAGGTCTAGCATAGGGCTATCCTACTACGTCTTTGGTTGAGCGAGATACACGGCATAGGAAGCACCTAGGCCTACGTACTCGTCAAGGGCTCCTGCGTTCATACGGCTTTCAATTGCAACACGGTTCTTGTAGTAGTGGCTACGCCCAGCATTGGGGGTAGCGCCTTCCCAGAAGAGCTCAGCTGTAGAGCTAAAGCCTACGCTGCCGTCAAAGTATTCTAATACAAAGAAGCTATTTTCAAATAGAGCAGCGTCTGTAAACAGGGTGTTTGACGTTGCTAAAGGTGTCCAAGCAAGCTGCACATGTGCATAAGCTGCGTTATCTGGAGCTACAGCTGTAACACTAGCCCGTGTCCAGCTATTAACGTTAACAGGGAATGCACTTCCCGACGCTGTACTAATTACTGTCTTACTTGAGTTGTACCAAACAATAGACGGTGTTACAGAGTTAGAGGTCTGCCCAGCTTTTACGTACACACTAAATGAGTAGGCTGTCTCAGGGTAGTAGATTCCCATAAGGTCAGCTGATGTTGTAGTTGACTTAATTAAAACTTGAGTAGTACCTGAAGAGGTGACTCTAAATGCGTTTCCAGATTTGTAAACCTCACCTGATGTAACTGCTGTAGCAGGTACGTTTGTACCAGTTGCAGCATATGTTAACTCGTTATCACCAGCAGATAGTAAAGTCTTTACTCCGTCAAATGGTGCACCCATGTTTGTAATAACAACAACGTCGCTAGATTTGTATGTGTGTACTGTGTTTGTAATAAGGGTTGCTACATTACTAGTTAATTGTTTACTTGTAACACTGTAAAAATCAATGTTAGGCTCTGCTGAGCCGCTTACAACTGTAGCGGTAGAGTTAGTTACAGACCATGGAGTTGTAGGTGATTCAAACCTAGGGTTGATAAGCTCATTAATTCTATTTGCTTTAAAAGTTAAATGAACATTTCTAGCATCATCGTAGGAAGTTACAGTAGCTGATTTCTCAAACTGAGCGGCATCAAAGAAGTGATACTCGTTTAAAGAGCTTGCGCCAACGCTTGAGATAATAACCTGTGGGACAGCGTAGTAACACTCTTGAGCTTTCTGTACAGATAGTAGAAGACCAGAACCTGTTCCACCAAGTAATGAGTTATTAATAGTAAAGACTGTGGTTGTATCAGCACCAGCTCCACCGTTAGGGATAGATGCAGAGACTACAACACCTCCGCTAATAAATACGTTTGCTAAAGGAGTAATGGTAGGTTGTTTTCCAGACACATAAGTAAGGGGAACGTTAGTAAAAGAGCCGTTACCGTACCCAGTTCCACCACTAGTAATAGCATTTAAAAATAGTTTTGTAGGAGCAACGTCCGTTACAAATGGACGAGCGCCAAGTGACCCGACAGTATTGCTTGCCGAATTACCAGTAGAGGTTTGGATTAAAACACCAAAGCGGTCATACCATTTTACTGCTGCCTGCATAGAACGAGAGTTTAAGTTAGAACCACTGTAAAAACTAAAAGTGTAGGTTTGACCGCTGCTAACAGGGACGCCATCAGTAACTGGGTTGTTATCTCCGCAAGATATAGTTACCTCAGCAGTTGCATCAATTGCGTTTTTTACAGCCAGCAGGCCTTTTCTTTTATTAGGGAACAAGGTTGGGGTTGTTGCTTCAACCCAAGGCTCTGGTTGTGGAAGGATGTACGGGGCTTCATTGATTGCATAGTTGTAAGCATTACGTCTAGACACGTCAGATGAAGTTAAAGAGTAAGAGATAGAATCAGCATCTACAGCTGTAATAGCTACAGACGTAACTGTTTTATTAAATATAGGGTACGGCACATTAAAGATAAAAATTTTCATTCCAACTTTATAGCCGTGTGTTCCAATAAATAGGCGACCTGTATTACTAACAACTGCAACTTCATTAATATCTTTTCTAGCAACTTGAGATAACGTAGCGCTAGAGTTTGGGGATACCCAGTGACCAATGCCCTCTTCAAAAGAGGCGTCGTTGTAATCAAGTAAAATGTTGTGGCTTACCTGAACACCCTCAATTGGAGGATTAGAAACGGTAGCGTCTTTGTTTTCAATGACTCCCCAACCAGTAAACCCACGAACATAGTTACGAAGACCGTCACGGCTTCCCTTTGACTTCTGTACAATAAGCGCATCTCTTAGTAGAACACGTGAACGTTCAAAGCCAATTTCAGGCTCGTAGTTAATTCCAAACTGAGTTAAAAGTGGGGATAAAAGTACGCCAGGAGTTTTTTCTGGGTTATATTTTTCTCTAGATATCTGAGCAAGAGACTTAATATAATCAAATTGGAACCCAAAAAGACTTAGGAAATTTCTTAGGTCAGCGTTGTCTGTTCCAGAATTGGCTGTGTATGGCTGTGTTAGCTTCATAACTTCTGGTACGTAGTCGTATAACTTTGTTCGCATATTGTAATTAAAAACAGACAGACCAGAAACGCGTCCAGCATTTACCCATTGAAGCTGTGTTGTTTCTAGTACAAAGAGTGAGTAGTAAAAGATTCTTGGTTCGGTGGCTGGAAGCGTGTCATCAAAAAACTGAGGGTCTAATCCGCGAGTAGTGTCAAACACTGTTAAACCGTCTGTAATATTTACAGGGAATCCGTATTTGTTTCTTACAATCTTGAGTTTAGCCCAGGCTCCAACAGGAGTAGTCCATGACAAAGTAATCTTTCCATAGGAAGTAGAAAGAGCTTGTAAGTCTTCGGCTACAAATGAAAGCGGAGAATCGGGACCGTAGTAGCTTAGAGGAAAATCTAAACTACTATAGTAATCAAGACCATAACGTGCCATTAGAGAGTAATACCTCCAGAAGCGCCAACAGTTAGACTTGAAAGTGTTGGAAGCTCGCTCTTAGCACATTCAATGTCGTTAACTTCATAAACAGTAATAGAGCCAGCAGAAGCAGCAGTGCTCACGTTAGTGGCAAGAACCTCATACGAAATTGTATTAGCTGCCTTAGCTGTTACTCTTGCAACACCATTAAAAGTACTATCTACACCAGTAAC